CCAGAAGAACCCCAAGGTTCAGGCCGCCGCCCAGCAAGACCAGCAGTTCCAGATGCTCTTCCAGAACTATATGAAGAACCTCCAGATGAGCATTTCGCAGCAGCAGAACAAGTCTATCGGCCGTATCGGGGTTACCCCGGTGTCCGATAAGATGGCCGCAGAGGGCCAGCAGCAGCCCCAGCAGCCGGGATACTAACTATGGCTAAGACTATCGAAGAACATAAGCGGGTACTGTCTTTCGAGACCAATGAGGTCTTTGATGCGGTACTCGCCTTCCTTACCGCGAGCGTTGATGCCGAGGTAGACCGGGCTATTTCTTATGCCACTGAGGGCGAAAAGCGTATCCACGCCTGTGGCCGCGCGGAGGCGCTCAAGGACTTCAAAGATTTGCTTCTCATCCAGCAACAGGAGTCCCGGGAAGGCAAGTACGGCTCCTGACCTAGGACAGAAGTTGCCAAAAGTTACAAACAGGGGGTAGCCCCATTGACGATGCTTGGTTTCTGAGGTTATTCCCCATACGCCTCTGGGAGCGCATCCCTGTTATGTCAGAAAACCCTAATGCCGAGATCGGAACGGCTCAAAACAACACCGAGGTACAGTCAAACCAGCCCCAGTCCGGGTTGAATCAAGAATCACTTGCGGATCTTCTCCGCAATACCCTGTTCAGGGACGATGAGCAGGCTGGACAGTCCCAACCAGACAATGAGGACGAAGTCCAAACGGAGGTCAAGGATACCAACGACAGTGAAGCGTCCCAGCAGGACGAAGTAACTGACACGGAACTCCCCCCGGCCGAGGATGGCGAAGACGAAGTTCCTTCACAGTCAGCGGAAGACAACGGAGAGAGCGATAACCTCTCCAAGGGCGTTCAGAAGCGAATCGACAAGTTGACGGCCAAGCGCAAGCAGGCTGAAGAAGAGGCCGAAAGGCTTCGCAGCGAGGTCGAATCTCTGAAGCAAGAAATCTCTGAAACCAAGGCTTCGGGGTCGGCGAATCAAACTAGCGTCACAGACGCATCAAATCCGTTTGCCAACCTTAATACGAAAGCCGATGTGGAGAAGGAGATCGAGCAAGCCCGGTGGCTAAGATACAAGTGTATGGAGAACCCTAACGGTTTCGTTATGGGGGATACCGAATATGGCCCTGAAGATGTCAGCAAGATGCTGGTCAATTCTACGAAGGCTATCGAAATTCACCTGCCTAAGCAGATGAACAAGATTCACGCCTACGATACGATCCGACCTATCGCAGAATCTGAATATCCGTGGTGGAAGACACCGCAGGCCAAGGAGTACCAGTTGGCGCAGCAAGTAATCAACAACTTCCCGCAGTTCAAGAATCATCCGGATTATATGCTCTTCGTGGGCGATTACATCCGTGGGTTTATGGCTCGGGAGTCGAAGACTACGATGCGTCAGGTTTCCAACAAAGCACAAGTACAGCCAGTTCGTCCAACCGCTGCTCCGGTAAAGACTAGCACTAAGACAGCCAGTGCCAAGAATGCTGAGAGTCGATTCATCAAATCGAACAACGCTGAAGACCTCGCTAAAGTTCTGCTATCCAAAGGCTTCATTTAATCCCTACCTCCCTATACTACTATGGCATCCCTACTTGAACGCAATATCGTCAACGCTGGCAAGCGCGAAGACCTCGCCAACCTCATCGCTATGGTCGATGCGAAGGACACCCCCTTCACCTCGATGGCGAAGAAGTCGTCCCAGCCCGGCAACACCATCTTCCGCTGGCAGGCTGACCGCCTCCCTACGGCCGCTGCTCCGACACCCGTTGTCGATGGCACTGATGTCGATCCGGCCACTGGCACATCCAACTTCGTCAACGATGGTGGTGTCCAGTACCGCGTTGAACTCTCCAACCGCATCCAGATCTTCCGTAAGGCTGTCCGCGTCTCGAAACTGACTCAGGATGTCGCCAACATCGCTGGTGTCCGTGACGAACTCGCGAACAATGTCTCCAAGGCGATCACGATGATCAAGCGCGATATGGAAGTCGCGATGTGCAGCAATCAGGCCGCTCAGGTCGATAACGGCACTGTCGGCTACCGCACCCGTGGTCTTGACAAGTGGATTGTCGCCGCCGCTAACATCGACACTGTCGATCTCCCGGCTGCTGCTTCTGCCTTCTGCCCTGCCGCCGCCCAGATCTCGACTGTCGGCACTGCTGCCCTCACTGAGACTGTCGTTCAGGACATCCTGACTGGCATCTACAGCCAGACTGGTCAGTTCAAGAACTATGACGCGATTGTCGGCCCGACCCTGAAGCGCGCCTTCACCAACCTCGTCTTCACCACGCCCTCCAGCGGTGGCGATGAGACCCGCACTGCCGTTCGCACCCTGAACCGCGATGCTGATGAGTCTGTCTACATCTCCTCCGTGGATGTGTTCCAAGGCGACTTCGGTCAGATCCGTCTGCACCCGAGCCTGTTCCTGAAGAACAACTTCTCCGGCTATATCATCCCGTTTGATATGGTCGAAGTTCGCTACGGCGGCAATGTCGCTGGTGTCACTGAACTGACGGACAATGGTGGCGGCCCTGCTCGCCTCATCGAAGCGGTTGCGGGTCTTTGCATCCACAACCCGCTGGCCTTCGGTAAGTTCGACTTCACCGCCTAATCAGACGCTCTTGTCTGACATCATCCAGTCCTTGTCAGAAGCCATCCCCGCCGATATGCGAAAGCAGGTCGAGAGGGAACTTCTGACGGGCTGGAAGATGCAAGAGGCGGCCTCTTATCATCAGGCCAAGCAGTTCGCGGCCTTCAATCACGCGAATGCTGCTAAATCCATCGAGGGGGTAGGCGAGTTGAAGGCTCGTATCCCTCTTTCTGCTGTCCATTATTGGGGTCAGCGTCTTGGTTACGACTGTTGGAATGACGAGACATTCGTCAATGAATTCATTCGTGACAACCCCGAGGTTGCCGTAAACAACCGAATCAAGCGCACGACTGTCAATGGTGCTGTGTTCACCGCTGATGGTCATCTCATCAAATGAGAACCACCCATTTCTCGCCCGTCCTTTTCAACGCCCTTCAACTCTCCGGGCAGGACAGGCACAACATCACATCGGAGACATTTGCCCAGTTTCGAGACCTCATCAGCGAGCGTCTGCGGATGATCTGGGAGTCTCAGGACTGGCCTGACCTCGTCCGGGTAGCCCAACTGACCGTCACGAATGACGGCGCTGGACGGGTCACTGCGGCCATTCCTGCTGATGCTGGGGAAATCCTAGCCTGCTACGACAGCAACCCTCTGGTGACAAGCCGTGCGTCCCAGTTGGGCTTCCGGCTGTACGACAACGGAACCACTCAGATTCTGAACTTCCTGTCCGACCCGGGTACTGTCTGGGCAGAGTATCGTGTCAAGCGAACGGAACTTGTCGGTGACCTTTATGACGCTGCCGTGGCTTATGCGGTAGGCTCGCAGATGTACTTTGACAGCGGCTCCAATACCGGGACATACATCCCTGTCTCCGGTAAGCCGCACTACGGCAACTTCTATAACTGCCTTGAGGCCACAACAGCCGGGCAGAACCCTGCCACGCATCCGTCCAAGTGGCAGATCGTGACAGTCCCTTACCTTTTCGCCCCCTACGCTGCCCGTGGCGCGTACTCGGACTGGCTTCGCTCGGAACTTCAGGTGGAGGCGGCTCAGATTGCCGAAGCGGAAGCCGAGCGTATTATGGCCGATACGGTTGATATCGTCCTGCGCCAGCAGCAGCAGGTCGGCCGAATCAATATGAACAAAACCTACTAAACCTCTATGTCTAACATCTCCATCTCATCCCCGTTCCTTCGTGGTTTCACCCACGCTGATGTAACCGCTGGGGTCGCTGTTGCCGAACTCCTCGCTGCTGCCGTCACCCCGGAGCGCCGAATTGTCGTCATCATCCAGAACAAGTCCACCAGTGCGAGCATCCAAGTGGTGCTGGCGGCTACTGGATCGGTCGGCATCTATGTGCCTCCGCTTGGCAACATCAGCATCGACAACTACAACGGAGCAGTCCGGGTTATCGCTAGTGCTGCCGCCACGCCTGTCCACCTCGCCTACGCTGTCGTCTAATGAGCGTAACTATCTCTGAGTCGGGGGCTATCTTTGCGACTGATGCTGAGGCGATTAAAGGCGACCTGTCTTCAGTTGTTATTAGTCCAGAAAGTTTGAATGTCGTAAATCTGTCGCCATCGGTAATGAAGTTTTTTACTCCTACTTGGACTGGTGGGACTTCTGGTGCAGGGGCGGCGGCTCTTTCTGTTTACGGAAATCAAAGAGTAACAGGTCCGACTAGTGCAGTTGGATATGCCATTCGTAATCATATTTGCCCAGTAATTCTTCGTGGCACAAACCCAGAAAGTGGTCCTCCGAACTTTTCAAAGCGAATTACTTGGGGTTTTAGGGTTGTGAAAATGTCTTCTGTATCTGGAAGTGCAGACGCAGTTTGTCGTATTGTAATGGGAAAACTCTCATCCTCCTTGGCTGGTGACCCTACATCAAAATCGCTTGGCATTAGTTTTACAGGTGGAGCAGGAGTCGTTAAATTGATTGTTCACGATGGAACAACATTTACGGCAATTGATACGGATTTTCAGCCACAATTTGTTGTTTCTTTTGACTGTCTTATTGTATCTTATGGTCAAGGAAACGCAGAATTGTATATCAACGGAACACTCAAGGCAAGCACATCACTTGCTCCTGTCGGAGCAGGTATTTACGGACTTGAACACAGGTGTGAAGTAGAAAATGTCACAGTTCTTACTGCCGCCCCGCTGACTGTTTACTACGCAAATCAGACTATTAATATCGAACCTTAATGACTACTTACCGCATCACATATCTGCTGGGCAAACTGGACGCATCTGTGTGTCCTCCTGCCATCCTGTATTCCCTGTTTCCTAACTTCAATGGCTCGCAAGCCGTCACGCTGAACGAGTCCGAAATCACAGTCACCTTCAAGACAGCCCAGACCCCTGCTAACCTCGGCCCTCTGGTCAAGGTCGAGGTCGTCCCCGAAACTAAATAATATGCTCACCCTGCTCCTCCTCTCCCTGTCCTTCCTTGGCGGTGTCTATGTCGGCGCTCGCTACTCCGGCAAACTGATCGCCATCTGGCACTCCATCACGGGTAAGTAAGTAATGCCCAGAGAGTACGCAGTCGATGGTGACGAAGGGTTCATCGGCTTGAACTCTAGGGACAACCCGGTCAATCTGGGCAAGAACTTCGTCTCCAAGGCTCAGAACATCCGTATGGATCGCGGCGTAGCCCGTGTCCGTAAGGGTGCTGAACGCATCACGGCTGGCGCTCTCGTAGGTCAGGCTATCTACGGGGCTTGCTCCTATACCACCTCCACAGGGGAGGAACTCATCATCGTGGTCGTTGCTGACGGCCTGTACAGGTACACCCCTGACACCGAAGCCCTATCCGCTAAGGTCACATTCCCCGGCCATATCAACGGCGCTACATACTCTGGCAGCGGAACGACTGTCACGGTCACAAAGGCGGCTCACGGGCTGATTGCTGGCACTAAACTGTTCGTAAACACATCCGTCGTCGGCTATGGTGGCATCGTTACGATTACCGCCGTAACCACGAATACCTTCACCTACACGATCCCGGTATCGAAGCCGTCTGGTACAGGTACTGCCACCTACAACGCCACGAATTTCATCGAACCTGAGGACGAGGTTGAACTCTATCAGGCCAAGGGAATCGGCTATGTGTACATCCTGCGTGGCTTCAATAAGTCGGTTCTTCGCTGGGATGGCACTTCGACCATTGAGGCTCCCGATGTGCATACGCATCACAACTACCCGGAAAGCCGTCACGCCCTGTACTACGGCAACAGGCACATCGTCCAGACTGACCGCAATACCATTGAAGTAAGTCATTACCTTCAGGATAACCATTGGTCGGCGCTGGATGTGTTCACCATCAATGACGGCAGTTCTGACACCCTCGTAGCCGTAGCCCCTTGGACGCTGAACGAGTTCGTCATCTTTATGCGGAACAGCATCTTCTACGCCGCTGCTGGCGTGGGTGCTAACGCCTCCGGTGATCCTGCACAAGAATCGGACTCTTACATCAAGTCACTTGCAACGGACATCGGTTGCATCGCCAAGGGGTCTATCGTACAGGCTGGTGGCGGCATCATCTTCCTGTCCGACAACGGCGTGTACATCCTTAACCCTGCCGGGGCTGGTAACGGCGCGGGCAATACTCCAGAGGGGATGCGACTCTTGACCATCTCGGAACCGCTGTCTGCGCCTATCTCCGATGTCATCGCCCGAATCAACTTTAACTCCGTAGACAGGTCTGTCGCCGCGTACTGGGAGAACAGGTACTACCTAGCCGTACCTCTGGACGGCAGCACCGTGAACAACGCGGTCTTGGTGTACAACTTCCTGAACAAGGCTTGGGAGTCCGTTGACACTTATAACCCGAACCAAGCCATCGAGGACTTCGTCATCGCCAAGAAGGGGAACCGCCGCCGTATGTTTATGGTGGACGAAAACCAAGGCTTGTTTCTTCTTGAGGAACTTGACTGGGACGAATTTGATAACGCCACCGGGACACCTGAACTGCCGTTCTACATTCCGGCTACACTAAGTCCTCTTGCCTTCCAGCCGATCCAGATTGACGCTGAACTGATTACAAGGGCTTACTCGTTCCAGACGAACAGGGAGAAGCGTTTTTCCAGTTTTCAGGCCGATGTTGAGTTTACGGCTGGTAGCGCTGTAGACATCTCATTTATCACGGTAAACCCTGATAGTGATACGCTTATGACTTCCTACGGCTCTGATTCTTCCGAGGATGTCACGCTTCGTATCCCGGCTCGCAAATCGGGCTATTACTCGCAAATTAAATTTGAATCCAAAAACCTTCGTCCGGTAATCAGGTCGGTGACTGTCGAGGCTATCATCCCCGGACATATGACTCAATCTACTAAATAAATGGCTCAATTCCAATCCCCAGAAACCTATGTCGATGGGCAGCAAGTTACTGCTACCCGTCTGAATAACCAGACCAACGGGGCTATTGCCCTTCCGGGTCTAATCACAGACCAGACGAACATCACGGCTAACACAGTTGCCTCTGGCGACTCTGTGCTGTTGTACGACCTGTCTGCCACGGCCTTGCGTGAGGCTAATGTCTCTGATGTGCTTGGGTCTAATGTGCCTGTCACGACCTCCGCTGTCACGGGTGGCGCGAACAGCGACATCGTTCTCACGCCTAATGACGGCGCTATCGTCACCGGGCAAGCGTACACATCTGGAGACGGCCTGACTGTCACTGTCACTTCTACGGCTCACGGCTTAGTGGTTGGACAGGTCATCCTGATCACAGCCGCCGCTACTGGTTACAACGGAACATTCCGGGTGGCTACCGTTGCTACGAACTCGTTCACCTATGTGATGACCACGGCGGCTACGCCCGGGTCTAGCACTCTTTCGTACACCAAGAAAGGCACTATCAGGAACGCAGGAAACGAGTCTGTCGCCGGAAGCCTCTTTGTTGCTGGCTCTGCTGTAATCTCTGGGGCTGCTGCGCTGACTGGTGCTACGACTATCTCTGGTGCTGCGACTGTCTCTGGTGCGACTACTGTATCTGGGGCTTTAACATCAAGCGGGACTGCTAACTTCACTGGAACGCTTCAGTATAAGTCTACGCCTATTTTTGGTCTTTACGCTGTACAAGTGAACCCTATTTCTGCATTGGCGTCCGCTGGTAGTGGAAGTACTGCAACTGTTTATTCCAGTTTAAATACAAATGTCCGTGGGGCTGGTGGTACAGATTGGTGGCTTACACAAGGACATACACATTATAGCGAAACTATTGTTGTTCCTTCTGGAGAACTTTGGACTGTTGAATACAGCCCTATTGAGATTGCTAGAGACTCTGATGACAATATTAATTTTGTTTGTTTAAAAGATGGAGTTCCTTTTGCTGGCACTAATATAAATACGCCTATACTTCAGTATTCTCATTTTACAACTCACGCTTTTTACACTCTTTCATCTGGAACTCATCTGTTCCTTTGGAAATCCGTAATTATAAACGGAAGCGGGGGAGATGTTATTTATGTCGATGTCTTTGGAAACTGCACTAGAAAAATACATAAATACAAGACCGCCTGATGCTCCTGTCTGAACTAGCCTCCTTCATTGATGCGAACCGCTACAAGGGTCGCAGGGAGGCGTTCGGCATAGATGACACCAAGAACTACCTCCGCTGGGCGTTCCTGCACGACTACCTGTTCGTAGCCTTTGACGAAGGCCGGATCGCCGGGGTCGGGGTCGCCTATCCTATCGGAGAGCCTTACACCGGGGACGAGTCTGCCCTCAACCCTGACTTCAAGGTTCAACCCATCGAGGAGGCTGGCAAAGACTTGTGCATTATGGACTGGTGCGCCCTGAACGCCGCAGGCCGTATCAGCCTGATTTGGAAGTTCCGGCAACGCTACCCGAACTGGGAAAACCAGAAGAAATGGGCAGTCCAATTCGACAAGGTGGTCGAAATCTCTAACAAATATATTAACCTAATCCACACAATCTAATGGGAGGAAAAGCCAAAGTCCCTGCTCCTAATCCGGAAGCAGACTACCAGCAGTATCTAGCCGAGGGTCGTAATGCCCTCCGAGCGCAGGCCGAACTGTTGCCTATGCAGGCGCAGATGGAGGAGCGTCTTGCCCCGCAACTCATCAATACCCGGATGGCTGGCCTCAGGGCGAGCGCCCAAGGTCTTATGGGGTTGTATGGCGACCTCTACGAGCCTGCCCAGCAGATGCAGGAGCGTTATGGAGCCGACCAGTTGGCTATGCTTGGCAAGGGTGGTCAGATGGCTACTCAGGCTGCCCTTGGCTCCCTTGACCCAACGACCCGGGGTATCTACGAGACCTTCGGCCAGCAGGCTTTGACCGACCTTCAGGCCGGATCCAGTCTGAACGACCAAGAGACGACTCAAGCCCAGCAGGCTGCCCGTGCTGCCGCCGCCGCCCGTGGTGTCAATTTCAGCCGTCAGGGTACTGACCTTGAAATCCTGAACACCTACAATATGGGTCAGCGCCGCCTTGCCCAGCGTCAGGGCGTAGCCCAGCAGGCTTACCAGATGGGTGTTGGTCAGCAGCAGATTGGTCTTCAGGGATTTCTCAACCCTGCCTTCGCCGCCTCCCAGCAATTCGGACTTGCAGGGCTGGCTGGCAGTGCTAGTGGTATGTATGCCGATGTCGGCACTTCGCCGTTCCTCACCCCCGAGTCCCAGTATATGGCTAATATCCGAGCGAACCGCATCCAAGCGGCAACAAGCGTTCAGGCTGCAAATGCTCAGAAATCTGGTGCTATTGCTGGCGGCGTTCTGAGCGCAGTAGGCTCTATCGGTGGTGCTTATGTTGGGGCTGTTATGATCTAATGACAAAACTAGACCAAGCAATTCAGTCTGTAAAGCAGAGCCTTAGCCTTTCTAAGTCTCCTGTTATCGCTTGGTCTGGTGGCAAGGACTCGATGGTCTTGCTTGATATCATTAAGAACAAAATCGGGATCAAACTTCCCGTGTTCCTGTTCAGGGAGCCTTGGCAGCCTAAAAAGTATCAATTCCAAGACTCTGTTATCCGTGACTGGGAATTGGAGTGCTACTCTTGGCATCCATTCCATTCCGCTTTCCAGCAGACCGGGGACGAGTTTGAGGTTCAGCATTACTATCGCTTCGATACCACTATTGTGACCTGTCCGTCCGGCATCACGGAAGTTGTCGAAGGGAAGCCTTGGGCTTGCGCTATTGATATGGCTAACCGCCCTAAACAGCATAGCCTTGTCTCTGGTTGGACTGACATTTTTATCGGACATAAGGCTTGCGACTCAGACCCGATTTATGGTGGCGATGCCGGAACACGGATTGATGTTCGTGTGGTTCCCGGTCAGGCCACTATGCACTTCCCCCTAAAGGACTGGACGCACGATGATATCTGGGAGTACATCGTACAGAACGACCTTCCTTGGGATAAGGATCGCTACGAAGTTTCCAGTGACGGCAAGTTCTCAGAGCGCAAGGATAAGACCAAGAACGCAGACTATATCAATGCCTGTGTCGCCTGTGTGGACAATAGGCCGGACGCTGCTAAGTTTGTCTATTGCCCTAAATACAAAGGATACATCGAAAACTGCTCATCTCGTCTTTCTTGGTCTGACCAGACAAAACCCTCCTATATGAACGACTAACTTTATGGCATCTCCTTTTGCAAAATATCAGTCTGAACAAGTTCAGCAGATGGCTCCGGGCTTCGTTGAAGCCTATGGTCGTGCTGGGGCTTCTATCGGTCAGGGCATTGCTAACATTGGTTCTAGTGTCGCCAAGGGCATTGAAATTTATGGACAACAGCGCAAGGAAGAAATCGCTACCAAGGCTAAACTTGCCCCGTATATCCGTAACGATGATCGCATCATCGCCACGGAAGGAATGATTAAGTCCGGCCTCCTGACCAAGGCTGATGACGGCACTGTCGTTGTTTCTGCCCAGTGGGATCAGTATGCCGACAAGAAGGGTCTTGCCAAGTACATCGACTTCTACAACCAGACTGGCGGTGACGGCAGCAAGTTGTCGGGTGATGCCCTGATTGAGTTTGCTGGCCGATTTGAGGGCGAACAGAAGTTCATCGCCGAGAAGGCTGCCAACGCCAAGACTAAGACTGAGAATGAACTCAAGCAGGCTCAGATTGCTAAGTTGAGGGCAGAGGCTGCTGCCAAGGCTTCCGAGGTTGGACTTGCCGCGGATATTATGAAGGGGTTTGCTGGTGGAGAAGCACCAGACTCGCCGACTGCTGGGATTAACCTTGTCTCAAATAACGAAATCACCGCTCCTCCCGCTACATCTGCTCCTGTCGGGGTCACTAAGGCTCAACCAACGGTTCCGGGAGTTGCAGCCCCGGCGGCCGCAGCCCCGGCTGCTGAACCTGAGCCTGCTGTATCTGAAGCCCTTACGGAAGGGACTAAGGCTGCTCAGGCTGCAAAGGCTCCGACTTCTGCCGACTTCGATAAATACGGATACCCAAAGAAGGCTGCCGCCGCGCCTGCTTCCGCTCCGGCTCCGACTTCTGCCGACTTTGACAAGTACGGCTATCCTAAGCAAAAGGCGGCCGCCCCCGCCGAGCAGCCTGCCGAACAGGCTCCAACCGCCGAGGCTCAACTTGACCAGCAAATCACCCCGGCTGGCACTCCGATCCCTGAGACCTACGATGTCGCTGCCGAAAGCGTGGCTGTCAAGGAGCGACTGGACAAGGTTACTGCTGACCGCGAGGCCGTCCGTACCAAGTACGCCACAGAACGCACACGGAATGCCGCAACAATTGCCCGTCAGAATGACGCTGTTAAGGCACTTACCCTTATTAACCCAACTAAGGGTACTGCATTAAAGTCATTCCTTGATAATAGCGTCAAGTTCCAGAACGAGGCCGAAGCCCGTGAACTCAAGGCTCTGGACGAGAAGGAGGCTGCCATCACCCGCGACTTCGCCAACTATCAGGCTGCCGACAAGGCACAGAAGGCGGCAAAGACTGAAGCCCGTCTGGAACGCACAGAGGTCGCACAGGTTAAGAAAGACGAAACAAAGGCCGCCGCAGATATCCGTGAAGCAAAGAAACAGCGCCTGTCTGATTACCCAAGATATCAAGTCTGGAATCACTTGGGTTCTAATATGCCCATTGATAAGAAGACAGGGCTGGCTTTGGATCCTGTTGACTTCGATATTAAGTCCCTAGACCCAAGCGCCAAGATTGCCGTAAGCGAAGCCAATGAAGGTTACAATAAGGCTGTCGAGTTTATGGTCAATCTAGACAAGACACTGGCCGAGCGTGTAAAGGGTGATCAAGGCTGGGCTGGACGATTCCGTCTGACTGCTGATAATATGAAGAACTACTACTCGGGTGAACTCGCAAGCGTATTCGGCGTTGCTACATTCCGAAGAGGCATCGTCTCTGGTGGTAACTTCTCCGATGCTGACCGAGAGTTCGTGAAGCAGGCCATTACCTACATCAATAGTGCTGCTCTAGACCTGAAGCCAGAAGACCTCAAGGCATCTCTTGATGCTCTTGCTGTGTTCGTGAATAATATGTATGTCCGTACACTTGAGAGCAATGATATGACATTTGACTCTAAGGGAGCGATTGCTCAGGCCGAAAAACTTGAGGCTGCTGGAATGGAGGACAAGGCTGCTACGATCAGGGAAACCGTTGAACGCAGCAATACCTTCTACAGCAGGTTTGGAATGAAACCTCCGGGTGGAAACCGTAAATCTTACGATAAGGCGGCAACTCTCGCAGCATTTGACTTGCTTTATCCTAAGATGAAAGCGAAAGGCTTCCTCAAAGAAGCAGACGAATCTAAGTAATGGAATCTCCCACCACGCTCAAAGCCCAGTCTGACGAAGGGGCTTACCCGATTGAACCCTTCGCCTACAAACTGCCGGACGGGACTCAGGCGGGGGCGATGTACTCCGATGCCCAGTACCAGCCCGGTACGCCGGAGTATACGCTGCGTAGCAACGAGCAGTACAAGGCGGTAAATCAGAGCCTGTTCCGTGCGTTTGAGCGTAGTGATGTCACTCAGAATGAACTGGGCGCTGGCGCTGTTCCTAGCCCTAGTAGCCTAGTTCTTTACGACTTTACCCGTAACATCAAGGGCAGCCTGCCGGAAGGTGCTAACACGAATCAGGACGCTGCGTGGTATGTCCTGAACACGATGCGCCCGCAGGTTCGTCACGATGCCAAGTATGTCTACGGCAAGATTGCCCCGGTCATCAAGGCTCAGATGGATGAGGCTGAGAAGACGGGACAGGCATTCTATCCTGCCGACCTGAGCAACGAGCAGATCCTCGGCATCGCCAAGCAGGCCGGGGTAGACCCTTGGGTCGTTGCCCGGATGGTCGCCGAAGAGGGCGAGGTCGATGCCCGCAAGGCCACCAAGACCTACACGATGGGCATCCTGCGCCCGATGGTCGATATGCTGGATGTCAACTCCCAGTACGGCCAGCAGGTCTTCAACGATCCAGTCAGGGAGATGGAAGGGCTTACCCGTGAGCAGCAGCGTAAAGCCTTCCTCTCGGCTGTCCGCTGGAAGGAGTACCACGGCGAATCGTTCCTTGGCAGCCTTGCCGAGGGCATCGTCAACTTGGCCGCCGAGGGTGGTTATGCCGTTGGAGGCTTTGTCGAGGGTGGTGTCGGAGCGATGATTGCTACTGGCAGTGAAGGCGATGTATTGCT